CTAAATGCGGTTTTAGTATGGGGATTGTACGTTTTACTTTAAAGTCGTCTCCGTCTGAGGTTATAATTGTGGTTACTGTGGCGTCTATGTTTTTATGAGGAGCACATTTGCCCGCTTCGGCAGATTGTTCGTTATGCTCAACAGCTCTTTTCCTCATCATGTTTTGAACTGTTCCTTCTCCTTGGTTTCTGATTTTGTCGCGATAGTCCAAGCCGTAGTTTTCTTTTCCCCAGTGATCTTTTTTGGTAAGCTTGCTTTTATTTTTCTTCTTACCTGACTCAACATCAAAGGTGTCTATGCTTGACTGAATAACCTGACTGCCGACCATTAATCTTCCGTACCCAATAAAGATCGGACCGCCCTCCCTCACTGTGTTTACCGGCCCAGCAAAGAGATAAGAGGTGCGCCCTCCGCCTTCTATTTCTCGAAAATCTCCAAATTCGGGCATGGGAGTAAGCAGGTTAGCGACGCCTGCCGCTACTAAACCTAAACCTCCAGCAATGAGAGCCATTCCCATTTGAGTCGTAGCTCCGTAGGTAAAAACCCCCAAGACTATTAATACGATCCCGACAATTATGGCAAATACATCTTTAAAATCGGCGCCCTCAACCACTGGCACAATGTCAATGCTTTCTAAATTTTTAAACTCTCTAATAAGCTCGGAAGATTGCACCCCTTCTTTTGTGTTTATATCTTTTGCTTTGTCGTACAAGAAATCTTTTTCGTTTATCAGGACTCTATATTTTATGTTCTGCTTTTCGTTCTTGATTAAGCTTTTGTAAAGTTTTTTACTTTGGCTTTCTATGGCCCTCATGGCTTCTCCTACTGAAGAAACTGCCATTTTCCAAGATTCCCTGCCTACTTGTTTGCCGAGAGCTCCGTGAAGTTTTATGTTTACTAAACCGCTGTTCATTTTGAATACCTATACACGTCTATTAGTTTGGATCTATAAAATTTGCCCAAGTCTTCAACTGTTGGGTGCCTGTTGACTGGATGATGGTAGATTTGGTTACCTCCTACTAAAACAGCCCAGTGGTCGTGGAGAGGTGCAAATCTTGAATTGAATATAGAAAAGCATAATACGTCTCCTTCTTGCATGCTGTTTTTGTTTATTTTTTTAAACTTATTGTTAACGTTTAGCACGTCTTCTATTAAATTAGGAAATTTCTCTGGCCAATGAGAGTCTCTTGAATTGTATTTTCTCGAAATCTGAAGAGAAATAGACTTTTCTTCTAGATAATCTACGACCAGCATTATACAGTCTGATACGCCCCATTTGAACTTTTTAGACAGGTTGCTTACTCCGTTTTTTTTATGCTCGTAAAGATGAAACGAATCGTTTTTTATATTGTATAAGACATAGTCTATTTGATGCTTTTTGCTGTTTTCTTTGTCTCCTAAGCTGAACTCTTCGTTGTTTGAGATGTGAGAATGGTAAACGGCTTTTATTTCGCCGCGCAAAGACGCCTTAAGATAATCTTTTGGGTTTACCGAAAAAAAAGTTTGTTTATTTTCGGCGGAGTTCCTGCATTCGAAGGCTTCGAGGTCGAATTTTTCTTTTGTTTGTACTATCAAGCCGCAACATTCTTCGCTTTGGTTTTTTAAAGCGTGATTTTTGATTCTTTCTTTTGTTTCTTTTGAAATAATCATCGGATTATGTTAGCGTTTGTTCTAGTCTAGTCGCGTTTGGAAAGCCTCCATATTGAAGCTCTCCTTTTACAAAGTCTTTTGTTCCTCCTATTTCAACTGCTCCTTTTGCCCCCCACCTTTTTCTGCATCCGTGCAAGGTTTTTGAGCACATGTCCGAGATCCAGTAGTCTGAGTTGGGCGGAGCATATTTAGAGGCCCCGTCTGTTGATTGGGGGATTTGGGTTTTGGCGACAAAGTAATAGTTGATTTTATTTTTTGTCATTTTGACGTATTCGCCTATGTTGTATTCTTGGTTTGTCCATTTTCCCATAGGTTTCAGTTCGGTTAGCCCCAGAATACTTTTTATGTTTTCGTCTCTTATTGTGGCAACGGGGGGAGCCTTTTCGGGGAGAGCCAGCTGGCTGTCTCTTATGTCGCATTTAGCCAAGAGGGGGCTCATTGTGCCGGGTCCGGCAACCGTGGTAGGGGGGTCGCAATCCGCGCACCCGTTGGGTTTGCTTGGATCGAAAACATTTTGTTGTTTCTCTTCGTAAAAACATCCGCAACCTCTGTAGGAAAACCCGCATTTTTGAGAAAGCACAACCCTTCTTGGGAGCTTAATTCCTTCGACATCCATTAACGCGCTTAGTTCGTACTCTAGGTTTACTTTGTTTTCGCTAGATTTTCTTTCTACATAAAAAACATCTCTTGGGAATTCTGCGTAGGGGTCTGGCTCGTATTCATCGGGAAAGGGAGAAGGATAGACTCCTTGCGTCGAGTCAGCTTCGCTTATGTCAGAGAAATTTTTAGCGTCTAAATACTTTGCGAAAGTTCTTATTCTTGTTACTTTTGAGCCTACTATGTCTCCGTATTTATGAACAGCTCTTCTCAAAATGCTTAAAGCTTCTATTTCTTCTTCTTTCTGCGCGGTTATTCTTAAAATGGGAGTCGGAAGCGTTCCTCTTGAGCTTATGTCAAATCCTTCGGCTTGGATTGGTGCCGGGAAATAGGTTTTTCCTTGCCAAAATATATAGGAGTCGATAACTTTTATATTGTTGTGAAACCTTAAAATATTAGAGTTATCTTCGTCGTCCGTAAAAGATATGCCTACGTCTTCTCCGTCGTCGACTAAAGAAGAGCCTATACTCTTGACTACAGAGGTTAGATCGAACTCAAAAAGATGTATTAAAGAAGAAGGGGAGAGGCTAGTGGCTTGGTACATCAATGACTTGATGGACTTCTTAGCCTGCCCTTTGTCTATTATGTGATAATCTTTCGCCATTATCTATTCACCTGAATGAACTCAGCTGATATTGTATAGTTATTATAGAAGACAAATTCGCTATTCCAACTTTTACATACAAAAAGTTTCTTGTATCCAACGTCGTTATGAGGCTCGGGGAGATCTTCGAAGACAAATGACTCTACTGCTTTTCTAGATTTTAAGAAATGGTTTATAGCTTTCGATTCTTTTATGTCCCTGTGCTCGAATTTAAGAGAAAGCTTTAAAAGGTCGTTAAAAATTCCGTCTTGAAACCTTTGCTCATATCCGTTGCCGAAGACTATATTTACCGTTCTAGGGCTATGTTCCACGACCGTGTTATAAGAGGGATTCCAGATAAATTTTGGTTTATTTTTTCCGCTTGAAGCAACGGTAACCCCACCCCAAAGAGGGGAGTCTGAAGAAGGGGTGTTTGCTAGGTTGTTGTTTGATGTACTATAGTAGTATTTTACGCTTTTAGGGACATTTGAGGGGGTAAAGCGTTCAAATTTGGCTACGATATCGTCTTTAGAGTAAGTAACGCTATCTTTATGCTCCGTAATATTATAAATACTGTTTTCGTCAGCCATTTTTCCTTAAACCTCTCAAAATATTACACTAAAAAGTGTAAATAAAGTAGATGTTGTCAAGGATAAGGAGAGAAGGCCAGAAATTGGCGGTAAACGGAACTGGTATTAACGCAGTTCAGAGCCTTTCTTTTGGCTACGAATCGACAGCGCAGCCGATCGCAACGCTGGGTCTGAATAAGGTTGTCTACGCTCCCGGAGCGCCTCAAACAGCATCTATCCAAGCGAACAGCTTGATGGTCTATGACGATTTCTTTATACAGTTCACAGGAGAACTTCCGTTTAGCGGTCAAGTAGACTATAAAGACCAAAACGTTAAATTCACAGAGGCTTACTTGACGTCCTACTCTTCTTCTTGTGCTATAGGAGAAATCCCGTCTTTAGGCATGGGCGCTGACATTTACGGAGAAATGGGAACAGGTGATTATTTAAATTTTGAAACAATAACTCCTCATGATACGGAGCTGAAAATAGCTGGCTACAACTCAATAAATATAAATTTAGACGAATTCAATACAAATAGAGTAAATAGTTATTCTTTAGATATTCAGACACCAAGAACTGCCGTTTATGCTTTTAACGATAAAACCCCATCCGAGGTGGTCTCTGAATCCCCTCTGGATATAACGATGCAATTTTCAATAGACGCAGATGATTATAAGATAAAAAATATTAGATTTGTCCCAGAAGAAACTTCTTTTAGGGACGTTTCTATCTCTATAAATAAAAACAACTCAACGGAAAACATCAAAACCTTCTCGTTTAGAAACATGCTTTTAGTGTCCGAACAATATCAGTCAGACATGAATGGAAACGTGCAAATAAGTTTTGTTTTAAAAGGAACAGTGTTAAGAGTGTAAAATAGAAAAATGGCTTCGATAAGATACGATCAAATTCCGCTGACGATTCAGTACGGTTCTCGGACCGAAAAAATCTTAGCGTATGACTGTTCTCTTAGCGAAACCGCGGACTTGCAGCCAGTTTACTCGATTGGTAAAAAGGGAATTGCGGAACAGACCCCTCAAGGAGCTAGGACTGCGAGCGTCTCTTTTTCCTATACTCCTGTTCTAACAGGTATTACCAACGAAAGGTTTAAGTCGAAGGGCGACTATAATATAATAAACGGCGTAGCGAGTGGGCTCAAAACAACAAAGGCTTCGCAATCTGCTGGCGTATCTTTAGTGTTCGGAGGTATAAGTGGAGAGGGGCTGCTGACCTCTTACTCTGTTTCTCTTGAGCCTTACGCTCCTGTTCAATGCAGTGTTAACTTTGAGCTTTTCGGCTCGGGGGAAAATGTTCCGGCGTCTGGAGAGCTTAAAGCTCAGTCTTTATTTAGAAGTCCGGCTTCGGCTTTAGCTTCTGGGGTAGGACACTCGGCTTATTCTTCTTTTATGACCGCTCAGTCTCCGGCTACGATCACAAGCTCTGATGAAACAGGTATTTTAAAATCGGTTAATTACTCTATAAATTTTAATTACGAGCCTGTTTATAAGCTGGGACAAGAGTTTCCTTCAACGTTTTTATACCATTCAGCTACAGAGGAAGCGACGTTGACAGAAAATGTTTATGAAACGGGAATTGCTTTTACTGGTAAGTCTGAAAAATTTCATTTAGACGTAAAAAGTATAGATAATATAAATACTATTTCTATTAATATGGAAAACCCTGTTTTAATGAGTGCTCAGTTAAGGGTTGGCTCTAGAGGGGTCGCGGAAACCGAAAAAACTATAAGGAGTTTCTATTAATGATTTTTGCCGCTAAAAACATAAAGCTTAGTTTAAACGAAGTTGATATCCTAGCAACTCAGTGCTCTTTGGATCTGGCGACTTCAATTGACCCTAGGTATGACGCAGGGGAAAGACATTCTCGAAACTATTTCGCTTCTAACGGGATGGGCTCGACTCTTTCCTTTTCTCATTACTTAACTGGGGACTTGGATAAGATAAAAACTTTCATAGGTGGTCAAGGGGAGTTGAGGGGCTCCGACGACAGAAGCAACGAAGGGAGTATTATAACCGGAAGCTTTGGCGGGTTAACTTTTACAAGCGGTTATCTTACTAGTTATACTCTGCAGTTTTCTCCCAACTCGCCCGTTGTGGCAAATTCTACTGTTGTTTTCTTCGATGATCTAGACGGGGGCTTCACCCAAACAGAAGAAGAAATCCCGAAAGAACAAATTCTAAATTGTAAAAATATAACCTTTGAAAACACTTCTGCCGTTAAAATAGGGGAAATAAACGATTTTCTTGAAGCTACTTATAGCTATACGTCTGAAATTAATCCGGTTTACTCGGCGGGCAGGACGGTTCCTGATAGAATTTACTTTGGGAAAAAGTCTGTTGCGATGGGGATACAAGTAGATAATCCTACTGGGTATCTGCCGTATAACGGAATTGAGGGTAATTTTAAAATTAATTTGTCAAGACATGGAAGCTCGACAAACGTTGAAAACTTTACCTGTTTTGGAACTTTGCAATCAAGAGCTATGCAGGCTAGCGTTGGAAGCAAAGTGTCTCATCAGTTAGCTATAATAACTCATAATCATACCCAAACAACTAATGTTCTTGGAATAAAGTCTACGGCAAGACCAGTATTTCCCGGAGCAGGAGAAGACTATCACCCTGACACAGTGCCGTTAAACTACTAAAATGCCAGAAATATTCCATCCAAATTCAGGCTTTTTTATAAGCGGAAGCGATCTCGAAACTACCAACAGGCTAAAATGGGGAGATGTAAACATAAGTCTGGACAGGCTACTGCATCAAGGAGCAACAGGGGTAAGCGGCGCTCTCACTCCAGATATACAAACGAGTGAGGTTTTTGTTATTGACGCAGATGGGTCTGCTGTGAACCTAGGGGAACAAATAGTAAGATTAAAAGAGGTAGATAAAGTATCTGTAAATACCGTTTCTCCTACTTTCGGAAAGCCGGGGATGAGATTGACCGTTAATGGGTCTAATTTTTATAGAATAACCAATGTGCGGTTTGGCGGAACCGAATCTGTTTTTGAAACAATATCCCCGACAGAAATACAAGCTTCTGTGCCGGTTGACGCTAGGCATGGAAAAGTAGAAGTTCATTCCTCCACTAGATCAGGCGAAGCTGGCACTACATATAATACTGCCAGTTCTCCGAATTATTTTTCTCCTAGGCCTCAAATACGCAGCATCAGCAGGAAAAGCTCGCCTCCCGGAGACGTTTTAACTATTGAGGGCTACTCTTTATCTTCTGTTGACGGGGTAAAGTTCTTGCCTTCTGATGACGTTATTCTTCCTTTTAATGTCACGAATACTTCTTTAAAGGTTACTGTTCCTTATGGGGCAGCTAGAGGAAGCTTAGTTTTGTTAGCGGGGTCTGACTTGAGCGTTACTGGTCAAGGTCCTGACAGTCGGTTTACTCATTCTACTGTTGTGAGTTCGATCGTTCCAAGTGGAGCTTTAGCTGGGGGAGATATTACTTTAAACGGCACGAACTTTTATTCCGGCACGTTGTCCTATACAAGCGGAGATTTTGTAAAAGTTAATTTTGGAGGAATAGATTCAACAGAGGCGTTTAAGCTTGTCGACTCTGAGAAGATCACGGGAACAATCCCGTTGGGTGTTCCTACTGGAGAAAACTGGGTCTCATTGTATAGTGAAGTTGGCGAAATATACCCTTTAGGGAATACCGTAACGGTTTCTGGGCAGGCTCCGGCTATAAGCAGTTTTAGTCCTTTGCATGGAGTTGCAGGAACGAAGGTCTCGATTGTGGGGGAGAATCTTATTGGGATCAGAAAAATTACTTTAACTGATGAGTCAGATAGCACTAATTCGTTTTCGGTAACTGGGTCAGGGATTT